TTATACCATTCATCAGGTGTGTTCAAACAGAACTTCACCCCGGCATTATTAAGGTGTTGCAGGTATGGTTCAACTCCCGATGCAATCACTGGCAATCCATACGCAGCCGCTTCGATTATTTTCAGCTCACTCTTGCAGCTATTCCACTCGTTCTGTTCCAATGGGGCTAACGCACAATCAAACAGGCGGTAGAAATTGCCGTATTCGTTTGGCTGCTGTGCATGGCTGACCAACACCTGTGGCCGCAGTACCGGATTGTTGCCGTTAAACTTATACAGGATGCTATCCCAGATATAATTGTTTGCCATCCACCCACACAAAACAAAGCGGACATTGTCATGCTCATTGCAGATGCGTTCGATTGCTTCTGATAGTATCATGATGTCATTGCTGTGGGTAAGTCCACCCACCCAGCCAAAGGTGAAGTATTCCCGTTCCTGCGGTGTGGCTAACCATTGGTCGTCTGTAAGGTCAAGTGCATTCGGCAGAACCTGCACATTGCAGTTGTACTTCGCTATCTTTTGGGCAAGATAGTCTGTGGTCGTGGTCACACCATCGGCATACCGGATCCCGTCAATAATTTGCTGTTTCAGTTTATGCTCTCGGAAGTACTTATAGGTCGGGTGGTGTTTCGCCAATACCCAATAGTCGTCAATGTCCACGATGTATTTGATATTGTTCTTTGCCAAATAGTGAAGTATCTCGTAGTGGTTCTCTCCCAGCCATCTGTTGAAGATGACAAGGTCGTAGTTTGATAAATGTGGTATTCCATTGCGTTCAAAGTTTTGGCTTATGCTGACCGTGATGTCATCAGGGTAATCAATTTGCAATCGTTTCAGGGGTGTATACAGGCGGTGGTATTCAACTCCACCCATGCCTTCCCATAGGGCTAATACTTTCATTTCATCATCTCCTTTATTTCTGCAAATAGCCGCCTGATTTCGGGTGACTTGATTTTTAGACAGGCAACCTGTAATTTTATTGTGCGCCTTTCTTTCGTGCGTTTCAGCCGTCTTCTTTGTGCTGTATATTTCATTCGTATGTTTCTGTGAAGTATTCGTATGCGTTCAGGTCATCGTCAATCATGGTGGCGTTGACCGCATCTATAATCTGTTGCCGTTCCATTTCTTTGGCCTTGTTTATTACCGCAGTTGCCTGTTCAATAGATAAACTTTCTTTCAGGTTTTCAAGCAACCATTCAACTGCTGTCTGTTTATTGCCCATCCAGATTCAGTGTGATTTTTATTTCGCCTGTGACCGTTTGATTTACATCGGCCGTTTCTTTTGGTTTGCCGTAAACACGGGATAGCAAAGTTTCAATCGAATACAAGCTGCCTTTCTCTAATGACTTCCGCATGGCATTGGCAATGGTCTTTTCTAACACCGTTGCCTTGGGGTTCTGCCATACCTCTTTGAGTTCATCCAAGTCCATTGACAACATCGCCTGAATGGTGTCGTTTATTTCGGCAAGTTTGTAGCCCTGTTCTTTCAATAAACTGACGTACTTTTTGGGTCTGCCTTTTGGATTGCCGCTGACACCCTTTTCAAATTTTTTCAAATTTTGTTCGTTCACTGTTGTTTCTTTGTTTTTTTTGATTATCTTTGTCGCATATAAGCGGTGATAGTGTAATTGGTAACACGCTAAACATCCAGTTTAGAATTGGAGTTCGAACCTACCTCACCGCTCAAATTAGCCCTGCGTTCTTGCAGGGTTATTTTTTGCCCCTTATACATACCTGCTCCCATTTCATCTATTTTACTGAAAGGTAAAATAGGAACGGTTATTTTGCAGGTTTTATCAATTAGGTAAATGTATTTTAATTGTTTACCGAGTAATGGTTTACCTTTTAATACATCCACCATATATTTTTTAGCATTGCCATAACCACTTTCTAACATCTTTTTTCTTAATGCTCCGTGCTGTCCACCTTGTAATCCCATTAAATGTAAAGTTTCTCCATTTGGAAGTTGATATATTTGTTTGCTTTCATTAATATTTGTTAAAACAAAACCACTTGCCCGGTATATTGTGCCATCACCACATTGCGTTGCATCGGCAAAGCTGATAACCCATTTTATATGTGGAGCATTTTTTTTGATAAGCAATAAACAAATTTTAATAAACCTACTTTCAGTGTTTTTAGGTGTGCCGTCAATACACACCAAACGGTTTAATTCTAAAAAATCGTTCCATTTGGTATTTTCAACGATATGCAAATGTAGATATTTATTTATAGGTCTTCCCCATTGTGCAACACCTATCATTTTATTATCTAAAAAAGCACCAAAGCAAATTAAACCAGTTGCAGCAACCTTTCCGCTGTAATGGTGCTGCTTTACAAATTCATTGGCAATCTTTGACGGGATAACCTTTACAATTATTTCTTTTGCTCTGCCCATTGCATTATGATTAAATACAGCGCATTTCCGTTGCTGTTTTCGTTGCCAAAGGTTTCGGAGTATTTATACTCATTAGTCAACTTTATATCAGAAATGGCCATTTTTATCTGCTCCGCTTGTTCGTCTGCCAATGTGAATGTCATTTGCTGAAATGGTGCTTTATCCCCATCGGGCAAACTAAATTCAGTTCCTAACTCATCTGTATCAACTTTGAAACCGGGCAAGTCCAATCCCCACGCTTCTAACTGCTGTGCATCCCATTCGTTTGCAAGTGCATTCCAATCCCACTCACCGAAGCCCACATTGTCTTTAATCAGGAATTGCGCACGTTGTTCCTCTGTCCATTCGTCTGCGAGAATAATCGGTATCTCCTTTGCACCAATATCCGACAATGCTTTCAGTCGCATATTGCCACCCAGCACGATATAATGGTCACCCTCGGTATAGCAAACCAAGGGCCGCTTTTCCAGCATTTCAGGAAAGTCAATAATTGACTGCTTTAACTTTGCGAACTTTTCATCCCGAATGACACGGGGATTGTTCGGGTTTGGTCGAACCTGTGTTAATTTAACCCACTGCATATATTCTTACGTTTCTGTTAATGTGATTGTCAGGTTTGAAACCAAACTGCGCCATCAAATAGTCAAGCCCTGCATGGCTGAAAATTGTGCAATGCCCCACCTTTGGTTCAATGTATTCGTCATTTTCGGTAAGCCAATCTGCAAAGGAAGTTTCAATCATAATCTTACTTCCGGGGTGGCAGAACTCTTTTATTTCGGCTAATTCTGCAAATGGTGCGGTCAGGTGTTCTATTACCTCGGTCAGCACAATGACATCATAGTCCTTTTTAAGGGACAAAACATTGGCATAATATCCGTTATAAGGGTCATAACCATCGCAGTCAATACCAGCATCCTGCATGAATGTAACCATCAAACCAGTGCCACACCCATAATCTAAAATGGTGGGGTTATCCTTGCCTGATATTTTGCGGATGCGGTCAAGCCGGGTTTGGTTTAACTCATCGGCATTGCGTTCATATTCTTTGCCACCGCCAACCATGCCTGATTGGTCTAACTTTTTGCAGAAGATATTAGCCAAGTCATCGGTGTAGTATTGCACCCCATCTTTGACAAATGCCTTTTTGGCTACCTTCCCGGTGATGGGTGATTTAGTTTTGCTCATATTTTGATTTCAATATTTGTGTCAGGTTCATAATTGTCCATGCACCAAACCCATTGTCACCCGTTGGGATTACGTTGTGGGCAGTCGGGCAAATTTCAACTACTCTCGGATGCTTCATTACTTCTGCTATGGCGTAGGCCATTGACTGGTTTCCGACAAATAACTCACAGCCCTTGATGTAGCCGCACAACTCCGCAAAGTCTTTTACTTCGATGTGAGAAATGTCGGGCAGTTTGGCCGAAATGATGCGGTATTCATCGGGCAGTCCCACGAATTTTATTTTATCCTGATATCTCCGTAGGATGCTGTAATCAAAAGTCGGGTTGTGATAACGGGCTGTGCGGTTTAAAATGATTTGGTGGTTGCCTATTGGCTCAACTGCAAAGCTAATCGGCTCGGCAAGATTGCAGGTCAGCTCTGGGTAGATATGAAAATACCACTGGGAGATATGCCCTGTGTAATTGTGAAACTTCCTGAATAGGTTAAAATTGTAGTCGCATTTTGCGGCTTCATCTGTGATTGTGCATTTGCCTATAAAGTCGGTAGACATCAAAAGCGGCACGAGCATCTGTGCCATCTTTAAATTCATCTGCACCTTGCCCATCGGGTGATTGAAATTGTATTGTGCAGGTACATCCACCTGTAAATATAAGTGAACCTTGCTATCGTGCAACCGGGATGCTGCTCTCATTGCTGGGAGTGCATAAATCAAATCCCCTGCATTGCCGCCATGAATTATACTAACCATTGAGTGCTTCCCTATATAGTTTTTTTAGTGCATCAAACATACAACTGCGACACGCTGGGAACGGTTGGCCGTACAACTGCCTGTGCACCTCATTTAATTTGGCATAATACCCAGCTTCAAGTGAGTAGGTGCCGGTCTTGTTTATCCTCTCAATATGCGACTTCAAGTCAAGGCAAAGTGAACGTTGTTCAGGTGTCATATACGAGTCATTATAAAGTAACAAACACAGGGTAAAACAACCCCCATAGCGATGCCAGTCAATGTGATTTCAATTAGTGTCATAGGTATCGGTCAATTAATGCTCCAAATATAGCACATAATGCACCATAAATAACTCCGTATAATCCAAATTCAACGCTAAACCATACCAGCCCGGTCCACCATGATAGGCAGAAACCACATTCAAATGGTTTTATTGTCTTGCGGTAACGGCTGTCCAAGGCATAGACAAATGAAATCATCGGGGGAAAGAAGTACCTGGAAAGCAGAACGCACAATGCGGCCACTCCCAAAATGTCAGTCATCGTATTCATTATATTTTTCTTTGATTTGTGTTTTGATTGCGTTTATTATTTGGCTTATCTCTCGGTAGTTTATTTTGGTGTCACGGGCAATCATTGCCATGCTCTGTTTGTCTTCCCACAACTGCCATAACTTTACCACATACCACTCACTCCGGTTGAAATGATTAGCCACCTCTTTGAAATTGACAGACTCCACGGCTTCCTGTTTGCGCCTGATGTGTGTTTCGTCATAATCTTCCGCTTCCTCATCGTAATTTTCGGGCAGGGTTTCTGTGGTGCGCAGAAAATCCCGGTAAAACTTTGTGTAACGATTGCCGTTGACCGCATTGCATCCCACCCGGACAAGGTAGTACACCAGTCCATTACTTTGGTGAAGTGATATAAGGCGGTCGGCATCCATTTCACAGCAGATAAGTAGAAGGTGTTGTTGTAGGTCGGCAGCAACGTGAGACCCTATTTTGTTACAGAAGTCAGGCAGCCATTTGGAATTGGCAAGTTCAATCAGTATCTCTGTGCGCTTGTTCAAGTTTAAGTGCGTGAACTTTTTTGAGCCAATCTTTGAATGACTTGTTATCCCCATACCGGGCATGGTCTTTCCTGCATAATGCCATCAGGTTTTCAATCACATCAGCGTGTTTGCTTCCACCCATCCCCCGGGCTTCGATATGGTGAATGTCCACAGCTTGTGCGCCACATACCTCGCATGGGATAAAATCACTTTTGTCATAGCCGAAATGGTCAAGGTATACCTTGGTATGCTTCTTCACGGCACAAAGTTTATTCGTAAAAGGTCGATATTTTTATATTGTGGATAACTTTTATAAAAATAATTTAACAAAAACTATTGCAAGTATAGAAAAGTATATTATATTTGCGGTATGGAAACACAAAAATATATGACAAACGTAACTTTCAACCTAAACGATTTAGGTTCATCGGATTTCAGAAGTTGGATTTTAGTTCAACAATCGTATGCTAACAATTGTTTGCATGAAGAAATTATGGAATGTGGTTTCAACACATGGTCAGGATATGTATACATTGCATTAGAAAATGGTATACAGATAGCATCTTGTTTTGGGCAAAGTGTTGATTATATCATTTCGGATTTTGAAACAGGTGAGGAACATTTTTTTTCTACTTATGAAGAAGCTCAAAATTATAATAAATAATTATGGAAAACACAAAAACACCTTTCGAGCTTGGTTATGAAGCCTGTCAGCAATTCAACTACTGGGGAACAAATGGAGAAAATCCTTTCAAACTCAACTCGGATGACTTTAAAGAATGGGAAAAGGGATGGTCATGGTACATCACCCAAACAATCGAATGGGAACGTGACGAACAAAGCGACATTGATTACCACGAAAATCAACAATATTGTAACGAATAATTTGGAAATCTAAAATCTTTGTTATATAATTGCATATCGGAATAACAGGACTGAACCCCCTGCCGAGAAGATTGGACAAATGAAACGAATACAATTAACACCCACGCAAGTAGATAGTCGGTTAGTGTCCAGACCGGGTTCAACTATCGAAAGTGTGGGTGTTTTTTTTATGAACATTTACAAACCCACACCACTACCAGTCGCATATTGTGACGAACAAATCGCAGAACTTGAACTGCGCAAAGAGTATGAAAATTATAGGCGAGAAAATCAGGTCATCACGTTATTACAATGTGAGTACCTGTGGATGAAACTTGACCTGCAAATCATCTATTACAACCAATGCAAAAAATTAACCATGAAAGGAAAGCCAAATGAGTAACGGCTGGATAAAAATACACAGGTGCATGATGGACAACCCATTGTACCATTCCGAACCATTTAACAGAACCCATGCTTGGATTGACCTTTTATTGTTAGCCAATAGCAATGATAACTTTTTTTACAAGCGTGGCATCCGTGTCAATATTCAGCGTGGACAAATCGGCCACGATGCTGATACTTTGGCAAAAAGATGGAAGTGGTCAAGAGGTAAGGTGGAAAGATACTTGACTATGCTTGAAAGTGATGGCATGATAGTAAGGCAAAAAAGCAACGTAACTACCTTAATATCAATATGTAAGTACGATGACTATCAGGCAAACGATAAAGCAAATAGTAAGGCAAATGATAAAGCAAACGGACATCAAACAGTAAAGCAAACGGACACTAACAAGAATGATAAGAATTATAAGAATGAAAAGAATGTAGAGATATATAGGCAAATTCTTCATTTACAAATCACACGGGCAGAAGTTGACAAGCTAATTGCTGATGGCTATACCATTGACCAAATTGATAACATTCTGGACAGGGCAGAAAACTGGAAAGGAATTGCAAACAAAAGGTCACTATACCTTACCGCAAAAAATTGGCTATCCTCTGACAGCAAAAAAACCACAGCAGAAATCTACCGAACACCAAAAGAAAACTTTTTAACATGATTGAGCAACAAATTCTCGGAACGTGGTTGCAAGGTAAGCAGCTGGATTTAACCGCAACCGTACGCAGCGAATGGTTCACAGTGCCAAAATACCGCACTCTATGTTTGACCATTCAGGCAATGTACCTTAACAATGAGCATATTGACAACGTGGCGGTGGTAATGAAGCACCGTGACATGGCAATGGACATCGCAGGGCTGAACAACTACTACACAGGGGAAAGCATTACCCGGCTTGTTTCAATGTTGCATCAGGAATACATCCGCAAAACCCTGACTATTGACTTGACAAAAATTGTCAATGACCTGACAAACGGAAGTGAAATAATGCAGTCCATGTCGGAAGTTCAAAAAACTATTGACGAATTGCAACTTAACGAAAGCGGACAAGCTGTTGACCTGATCACTTTACTCGGTGACCGCTTCGACAACTTGGAGAAACGAAGCAAGGCAGAAATCAAAACGATAGGACTACCAACCGGGTTTACAAAACTTGACAAGTACATCGGTGGTTTTGTTCCAGGTGAAAACGTGGTGGTTGCAGGTCGGCCCGGTATGGGTAAGACAGCATTCGCAGTCAGCATCGGGATTGCCCATGCAAAGCTGGGGGGCAGAGTGATAATGTTTAGTATGGAGATGAGCAAAGAACAACTGGCAGACCGCATACTTTCCTCGCTTGGCCGGGTGGACAACCTGAAAGTCCGTAACGCTGATGTCAATGAATTTGAACTTGAAAATATCGCACGTGAATTACTGCTGATTGATTACAAATTTCAAATCGAAGACAGCACAATGCTGGACATTGCCCAAATAAAAACCCGAATTAAAACCATGAAAGTAAAACCCACACTGGTAATAATTGATTATATGCAGTTGGTCAAATCCACCGGGGGCAAAAATCGTGAGCAGGAAATTGCCAACATAAGTAGGCAATGCAAACTTATTGCCAAAGAATGCGGATGCACCGTGATGCCATTGTCACAACTTAACAGGGGAACAGAAGAAGGAAACAGCCGCCCAAAATTGGCAAACCTTCGGGAGTCCGGGTCGATAGAACAGGATGCAGACACGGTTTTATTCCCATACCGCCCTGATTATTATGAAGCCCAGAAGAATGGCGGCAACCCACCTGAACTTGAAGATGCTGAACTGATAATCAGTAAGTGCCGGAACGGGATGACCGGAACGCTACAATGTAATTTTATGGGTAAAACGGTTGAATACATTTTTTAAATATAAATAATTAAACTATATTTGCACCATGAGAATAAAAATCAAAGCACCACAGCGCAACAGCCGGACAACATTTCGCCAAAGTGAAATTGAACGGCTCAAAGAGGTCATCTACCATCAGTCGATACGCATTCAGGAACTCGAAAGGATGCTCAAAGTTGACCAAATGGACAAGTCCGAACACTACATAAAGGCCGCACACCTTGCAATCAAATCGGTTTTCGCTGAATACCAGCCCGAATTTATCACCATTGAAACCCGGAAGCGGGATATAGTGGAACTGCGGCAAATATTTCAATGGCTTTGCCGCAATAAGACCACACTTTCGTTGCAAAAAATCGGGCAATTATGCGGTGGCCGTGATCATTCCACGATAATAAATTCGTGCAGGGTGGTGGATAACCTGATGCTGTACGATAAAAGGTTCGCCCGTAACCTTGAAACCGTGAAAAACAAGTTTGAAAACTTTGCAGAACAGATTTAATTTACTATATTTGCACCATGTTAATACTCGATATATGCCTATCAGACCTCCCCAGCGAGGCAATCACTACCGCAAAGAACGGAAAGAAGTACATCAAACTCGTATGTGCTGAACGCAAAGCCGAAGGAAAGTTCGGAGAAACCCATTACATTGCCCTGTCGCAAACCAAAGAAGAACGGGAAGCCAAGAAACCTGCAACCTATGTTGGGGGTGCTAAAAATGTAAGTTACAAAAATGTAACACCCAGCAAAAGCGGTATTCCTGATGCAGCAAAAGAGGAGTATGCGAACTCAATGTACAACCAAAATAGCAACGATTTACCGTTCTAATGCAAAACAAAATCATTGAAACCTGCGACCAAATCTGCTCAATGTTGCTGGAAAAAAATGCCAAGTATGGAAACTCCGCACTGGAACCGGTGCGGGTTTTCTCAAAGGCATCCACAACAGAGCAGTTGTTGGTTCGCATTGATGACAAGTTGAGCCGCATCAAAACAACCGGGATGGAAGCACCTGACGAGGACACACTCAATGACCTTATCGGCTATCTAATTTTATTAAAAATCGCAACGAAATGACACACGAAGATAAACGCAAACACTTTATTGCACACGCACGTAAAGGGATGAAGATGCAGGTGGTTGATGCTTGTAAAGGTGTGGCAAGTTATGCCACCGTGATAAAGGCCCTGAACAATCCAAGCAAGTATAAAAGCAAAAAGGAACAGCAGGTAATTGACACCGCATTTGATATTGTGAATGTCAACTGAAACACGGGGATATAAAACGGTTGTGTATTGGAAAGACCAGATGATGTCTTTTGAGCCAGTGCCTGATGACGAACTTGAAAAAACCCTGAAAAAATATCGGAAGAAAGGATTTAATGCTGAACCGATTTCGGATGACCTGATAAAAAAAATTGCAGAAAGTTTGAAAATATAAAAACTTATACTATATTTGCATCATGGAAACACAAATAAAAGTCACACACACCGGCAGCTATTCTGCCAAGTTCGAACACGATGATGTTATTTACCGCATTGACTGGGAAGATGACAGCGACACTGTTTATTTATTTCAGGAGTTCAGCCCGACAGCCGAAGGCCGCAAATGCGTGAGCATACCTGCTGAAATTCTGCCAACCTTAATCAGGATTTTCGGCACAATTCAAACCGACAATTTAAAATAACAAGGCAAAAACTAAACTAACACTTTAATATTCCAAGGACAATGAATGAAACACTAACCGCACCTATTCAGCCAAACGAGATTGAATGGCGGGTGCAATCAGTCACCAGCACAGGCAAAATGATTGTCGTGCCTTACATCAACAATCGCTGTGTAATGCAACGATTTGACGCTGCCTTCGGGCCGACAAATTGGACTTCCGAGTTCAGGGAAATAGGCAACGGATTTATTTGCCGCCTTACTGTGAACGTAGATGGTCAATTTGTCTACCGGGAAGATGGTGCATCCAAGACAAATATCGAACCTGAAAAGGGTGGTATCAGCGATGCAATGAAAAGGGCTGCGGTGCAGTTTGGTTTGGGCCGATGCCTGTACGATTACCCCAAGGTATTCATTGAATGCAACGACAAGTATATCCCTGACTGGGCGCAGGACAAATTAACCAAGCTGGTTGAGTGGGTAAATCTCGGTAACTTCAAAGAAGTAATAATTTTGAAGCCATGAACAATAAGTATAAACAAACTATTGACACATACACATCTTACTTAAAAGATGTCTATAATGGTGCATTAAATGACAATGAATTGATTGCCAAATATGGTGTAGGTTCAAACATTAAACACGCTTTAATTATTTGTGGTTATTCTGACAAAAATGGGTTGTCAACTATGACAAAACCACCAACGGCAAAAGATGCTGAAATAGTTAGAAAAACAAGACATGATTACGACATAGGCAAATACAGCAAACGCAAATATGTTCGTAAAGCAGTACAACAAAGAACTGAACTTATTTTGCCTATTAAAAAAAGAGAGCCACGAAAAACAAGTAAGCTAATGCAACTTAAACCAACATCTACAAAAGAGATTTCAATTTTGTGGGGCGCAATAAAAATAACGCTATGACAGATGTAGTTAAATTGATGTTTGATGTTGAGGAAGGCAACGCATCCGCTTTGGATGCGTTCTGCCACCTCACCCGGTTGGAAAAGCAAATCAAAGCCGCCAAAGAGCAGATACAATCCCAAGCCATAAACGAAGCACAGATGTATGGCAAGACATTTCAGCACATGGGCTTTGAAATCCAATGCCGTTCTGGTGCAGGTCGGTGGAAGTTTGACCATTTGGATGAATGGGTTGTTGCAAAAAACCAACTTGCAACCGTTGAAGATATGGCAAAGTGGGCATATAAGTCGGAAGAAAAAGGAGTGATGCCCGTTACCGATGGCGGAGAGATTATTACGGCTGCTGTTTATGTGGCAGGAAGTGACACCATTGCATTGAAGGAGATTGACAAATGAAACAGACAGCAGTAGGGTGGTTGGTTGAGCAATTAAGACAATTTGCATTTGACACAAATCATCATCTTGGATTAGGTGATGTTCGTTTAACGCAAGGGCAGATAGACGAATTGGAAGAACAAGCAAAAGAAATGGAAAAGCAGCAAATGATTGAATTTGGATATGCTTGTGCGAACCAAATTGACATGAATGATAATGGAGAGTTACTAATGGTTAAATCACCAAAGGAGTTGTACAACGAAAAATACGGAGGTAACAATGCTGAATAAACGTGAAATACCCAAGTCAGTTGAACAATGGGAGCCACCATGCGAGGATGAAGCCACAGAAGCACATCCCTACGATTACACCCAAATGCCTGACGACATCCCCAGCGTAGATGACTGGTTCAAAATCAGGGTGTGGCAGGATGAATTAAACGGCACAGCCCTGACAAATTAGATGGTATTTGGTTTAATGTTGTATATTGCCCCTGCCTTGTTAGCATTCATCGACTTTTTGGTGGATGTTAGCAATCGCAGGGGCTAACTACTTTTATAGATAGATGACTAAAATTGAAATCGTCAAGAGCATAATGCAGCAGCACATGCTCGATGGGCAGCTAATGCTCCCAAAACAAACACTCGCCAAGTTAATATACGAACAAAACCCAGGGGTCTGGCCGAACGTGGATGCGGTACGAAAGCAAATAAGAGCAGCCACAGGTTCAATGGGTAGTAATTCATACGCAAAAAAACACAGCGAAAATATGCCCGGAAAATCTACCATCGAAGAAGGCCTGAAAAAGTTTGGTCTTTACACAAAGCTGCCAGTCCGCAAAGACGTTGTGCTGCCCCCCGGAAAGTATCTTGTCATGTCCGACATTCACTTTCCGGAGCATGATCCACTTGCAATCCAAGCATCGTTGGAATACGGCAAAGAAAAAAGTATCACAGGCATTGTGCTGAACGGTGACATCATTGATATGTACATGGTGAGCAGATTTTTGCAGGAAACCAAACGACCAAGCATTCGTGAAGAGTTAATCATGACACGCAGTTTCTTCCAGTTGCTGCGTGAGGAGTTTCCAACCCTGCCCATTTGGTACAAGTTCGGAAACCACGAAGAACGTATGCGCCATTATTTGTTAAGCAATGCCCGTGCTATTGAAGATTTGGATGGCATAACTTTGGAAGAACAACTGCACTTGAAAAAGTACGACATCAAAGTAGTGTTCAGGGAAAGAATAAAGGCCGGAAAACTTGACATCCTGCACGGCCACGAATTTCAAAAGTCAATTATGGCTCCGGTTAACCCGGCAAGGGGTGCATTCATGAGGGCAAAATCTTCGCTGCTTATCGGACATCACCACCAGACATCATCACACCACGAAAACAACCTGAAAGGCGATGAGATTGTTTGTTTCTCCACCGGGTGTCATTGCACACTTACACCCGAATACAACCCCTACGGCTACATCAAACAAAATCACGGGGGTGCTATCGTGACCGTGCTACCTAACCGAAACTTCCACGTAGAAAACTACCGCATAATTGAAGGGAGGGTTTACTGATGTTTCACACTCCTTTATGTTTGGAAGTAATTGCAGGGGATGAAATGGAAGATGCCCTGTATGAAATGGGCATTGCACCTTCGGAAGTTGATTTGTACCAAGAGCCGACATTCCCCGTATGTTTGTACAAAATTGATTGCATGATGCCTGACAACCGCAGCACACCAAAAAAGCCGCTGACCATTATTGTGTGCGGTGAGTTGACATATATTGTCAAGTTTTCAATAGAGCATTTGATCAACTTGGTGGATGTCCACCGATAGTTTTTACGCAAAGCATTGAGTGATTTTGCTCAATGGAATAAGCAATTTTAGAAAATTTTGCTTATCCGAATGTGCAAAATAGGGTAAAATCTATGGTTTGCCCAGCGTTAAATCGCTTTACAATCTCAAACCAATGCTTATCAGGTACAACCTGACATCCTGCTGACCACTTATTTACCCAGTCACCAAGCCCGGCACGGTGAAAGTTGATGCCAAACAACCCGAACTGCGTGACTTTTTGGTCAAGTTGCCTGTCTTTTGTACCATCCCGGTAGATAGTAATGGGTAAAATCTGCTGAAAATAAGGCGCACCAAGCCACAAATTAGACCATTTTGCACCCGTTACAAAGCGGTGTGAACCGACAATCTGCTGTTCAGCGGCTACCGCAGTACCGTTTATCCCACCAACGGTGAGGGGATTGTACACATAAAAGTCCCCTGCCGTGGTGGAAGCAGGGCAAACATAGACAATTTGGCCGTATTTGTAGACTACGCAGAAGTCATCGAAGCTATTTGTCAGCTTATCATCCGTGCGCAACCATACAATCCCGTGATATTGCGGTAGCCATTTGCGTTTTTTCAGCTCATTGGCAATGTAATTGGCGAGTGCTTCGGTAGTTTTCGGGCCGATAACCCCATCCGCTTTCAGGTTTGCCCCGTTTTTGTTCAGTAGTTCTTGCAGTGCTTTCATTTGGCTATGAATAATAATGATGATAAGATTGCGATATTTCGCCACGCATTTCTTTTCCTACGCATTTTATTGTTATCTGTGACACATTGTTCCAACTGCTTATTTTGAGTGGCTGTAATGGCTTCTAAATGCGTTATCGCACTATCCTGTAATTTTATTACTTGCTCTTGGCTGTAAATTACCACGCTGTCGTCACTGATAATCTCCCAACAAAGTTGATTTTCATCAATTAGGGCGGCAAGTTTAACTGTGTCTTTTTGCAGTTCGGTAATGGTCAGCGTATCGTGGACATATTTTGTCCTAATTTCACGGATGCGTTTTATCTTTTCAGGTCGGTTGATCAACAGCGCAGCATACTCGTTTTTGATGCTGTCAATTTCGGCATTTAAACTATCTACCAGTCCTGTGTCTGCCTGTGGTTTTTGTTGTGTCGGGCAATGCCCAAAGACAAGCACAATACCAAGTACACCACAAAGCACAAAAAGCCAATCACTTCGTTTCATCCTCCGCAAAGAAATTGGTCACGAACTTACCCACCGCACCGCACACACCTGAAATGAGCATCAACTTGGGATGGTCAAGGTTTAACCCGGCAACGAACAAAGATGCAGCCGCAATGCTGTCACCCAAAACCCTGAAACGCTTTGGAGTTGGTTGGAAGTAGTTTTTTAATTTCATCTTCCTTGTCCTCGGTATGGTTTTGCTGACTTGTGTTTGTTCGCTGACTTCGTGTGTCTGCCCAGTTTCCGTTTGCTTTTCGGTTGCCATTTTACTATCTCCTTACTTTTTGCCATACTTGAAAAACTTATAGATGCCGATGCATGATAAAACAAGGGCAGCGGTGAAAGACAGGAATTGAATAATCGGAAGCAACTTTGCAGCAGCCCCGGCTAACCATAACAGCCAACTACCTACGATGGTTTCAGTTTCGTGCTTCATCAGGGAAAGGGCGGTGCAGGTTTAGGAACGTATGGAATAAGGGGCAAATTCTGCACCCACATAAAATCAGGGTTAACGCACTGACTGATTTCTTCAACGGAGATTACCCACCTATCGTCATTGTCTTGAATGGGGTTGAAGTAGCTGTCATCCATGTACCATTGGCCAATGAGCAAATCTTTGTCAGTTTCAGTCAACAGCCCTACATATTGGCTGTAATTTTCGGGTGCTATTTCGGATAGTTTATACATTGCGAGAAAGGGTTGTTTGGTATGCTTGAACTGCGGTGTAAAAATTAGCGGCTTCGGTGTCGGTTAGGCCGTCACCGATGGATGCAAAGGCACATTGTAAACTAGAATATTGCTGTTTTGATGTATTATTTAGATTTGCCGCAGCTATATATACAGGAACAATTGGTCTATTTGTAGAAACTATGGTGCTGGTAACTATTATTATTCCATTTCTTATTTGTTTAGTTTCTAAGGAATTTTCTCTTTTAATTAAATGATGACCAAAATAATTTACAGGAGCATAATTTCCTTCAAGCGTTGAATTTAATGAAGAAAATGATAATCCTTGACCAAAATAATGACGTCTAACATTGGGGCTTAAACTATCATAAGAACCCATCATGCATCTTGTTTGAGTATTATTCGTTCTTGAATAATAACTTAAATGCGCTGAATTTAATTGACCAGAAGTTGAAGGGTTGTAATAAGTTTCTGCATAAGCATTTGTACCATTTGGCAAAGCACCATTTGAACTATGTGTCCATCCACCGCTAAACACCAACCTAAATGCAGCATCCAAATCACGAGGGTCTTTCAAGTTCCATTTGTGAGTTGTAGCAGTTCCACCAACAAAAGGATATATGGCTTTCATCTTTGTCCAAATGCCATAATTTTTCAAGTCCAGTACCAATGTATTAATGGCCGACTGCTGTGTTACATCAGTTATTGCAGCAGCATCAATAAACGCTTGTGCATCCGCATCATTAGATGGGCCGCCACCTGCTACAAATGACCGAACTCCTATCCTTATCATACGTTGTACGCTACGATGCTACCGCTTGTCAGGGTTATGCTGCTGAAATAGTCACCATCGGGCAACGAAATGAACGTGCCTTGTTTCAGGGTAACTCCTGTAAGCCCAATGGATGTCATTACACTTGCACCATTTCTGTCAAGTGCAGCGGAAACAACTGCATCTGCATTAACGACAAAGCCCTGAAAAAGGCCTGTATTTGCACTTGTGTTGCTGATAACTTTGCAGCCAGTCATGCCAGCCATGAATTGTGTTGAAGTACTCATTTTATTCTATTGTTGGGAATGTTAAATTGTTATTTGGTGTGTCGCAGTAATCTCTCAAATTTGGACAATGATATTCGATAACGGCTGCAACTCCGCTAACGATGTCCGTTTGTGCGTCATAAAATGGTGTAATGCTGTCGTTGATTACCCATGTTCCTGCGATGTTGTTTCGGTACACATAGCGCAGCATTGAGTAAATGTCCAACATCACCGTGTGCATGTCTGAAATCCTTTCTACCGCATCGGTAAAATCTTCACGATGTCTGTCAGCAATGGCAACCGCAAAGCGATAAATCACCTTGTCAACGGTCACCTGACTGCCATCAGGAAAAATCCGCATTAACGGATAAAGCTGCTCACCGCTTGTATTGATGTTTGGCTCAATATTTACGATGGTTGCCTTTATCTGCTTGTGGTTGTTTCCCGCAGTTTCGAGTGCTTCCAGTAGTTGGTTGATTGTTACCATTGAGATAGAGTTTCAGTTTGTTTTCGTTTTTCTGTCTTACTTTATTCATGAGAAAAATCCACGCAGGAATTTGTAATCATCATCTTCACCCAAGTAAAACCCACCAAATAAGTATTGGTTCTGTGGATTGATCACGTCAAGTCCACTCGCAGGGTTTTGATATTCGGGGAAAAGTGTATCATTTTCGGCAAGATACAAACGCAATCTTTCTGCGTAGTATTCGGCCTTGTTTTGGTAACGCTGCTCAATCATGCGAAGCTGGTCAACATCCACCGCATTTGCGTTTTCTGCTCCACGACTTGCCGCTGACTTATTCATCATTTTATAGGTCAATGGCAGCATTGAGTCCAAAATCACGTAATGATACAGGCAAGGTGCAACGTATTTATTGACCAATGTCAGGTAATTACCACCAAGCCCAGCCCCGTTGATGTCATCACAAATCTTGTCATACAAGGTGCTGCCCAAAATATCACGGATATATACATCCTGTGCTGTGCGCATGGCAGTTTGAAGCAACTTGCTATCAACGTTTTCGTCAATAGGGGTGTTCTTCTTTACATCCTGCTCACTTACGAAATATGCGAAATTAGCCATTGTTTCTTCTCCTTACTATTCTTTGTTTCCATTCGTGTCTGCAATGCGGAATATGCAAAGGTGGTTCGCTTTCAGGCACGGTATACCACCCACCCCTGCGAAGCCATACGCTATAACCTAAAATTGCACTCATTTCCTCGATTTCCTGACGAGTGTAAAGTTTACCCATGTCCACCATACGAAGGCAAAACTCACGACTTTTTCCACCGGGTTGCAAAGGCAACGCATCGGGGTCTAAATCGTACTTGTAACGCAGTTCAAGTTTGGGCAGTTCGGTGTCTGCAATCTCTCCCCGGCCAATGTCGGTAATTTTAATTGCGTTATTAGTCCAGTTAATCTTACCGCTGTCCTGCAAAGTTTTCAAAATCTTGATAACTTCTTCTTCGCCTATTTTTGTGGCGGTGGAAATGTCTTTCAGTGTGGCTTTTTCATCGGAATTTACCACAGCCAGTACCCTTTTTTCTTTGGTGGTAAGTTCAAAGGTCAGTTTCACTTCCTCAAATTCGCTTTCATCAGCCCCAAATTTGGCAAAAACTGACAAGTCATTATCCGACCATTTATGAAATTCGCAAGTGTGACCGTCAAACTTCTGCGCCTGAATAGTTGTGTTTTGCAATCCGAGTGCTTCACGTGCTTCTTCACGGCTTACAATACCTGTTTGGTACAAAGCAACGTAATCAACTCCGAGAAAATCGCTGTCTTTGGTGGTTAACTCGATGCCGGGATAAACGCTTTCAAGTGTATGTTGTAGGCAAGTGTCAACTTTTACTTGACGCTTGTTAACGTATGACTTATGGAACAACTCATACGCTTCAATCATTTCATTACGCTGACCAAGTGCGCCCTCAGTTGCGTAGCCGAGCAGAATTTTCGGGAAGTTGTGGCCGATGAATA